GCGGTATCGAGTCCTGTAATGGGGGTTAAGCCTGTGCCATCACCTAGCGTATTATAAATCTCGGTAAAGTTTTGGTTTACCTTGATAGCCCCCTGTCTCAGGGTATCTCCCGTACCGTCGTTACTGGCAGCTCCAGTATTGATTAACTGAATAGGCATTATCGACAGGGATTAACACATATAAAGTATTTATCACCCTGTCTTTCGGAGGTACTTGAATTTGAGTGCTTGTATCATCCAAGCTTGAGATAAACTCTTGGGGCCATGAACGAGTATTTCTACTTCTTTGTCCCCAAGAGTAGGATCACTTAGAGCTAATTTTTTCCACTCTGGGAGTTGAGTCATTATAGTTTGAATCCTGAGAAAGCATCCTTTGTAAGATCTTGTTTAATTCCACCCACTACATAAGATTCTACTTCAGTCTCTTGTGGTGCAACTTGCAGACCCTTGGAAGAGATCCAATGTTCAGTCCAAGGAAGTGGATTGTTCTTTGCTGGAATATCAAAGATAGGTTTCAATCCAATCGCCTTCATGCGACGATTAGCAATCCATTCCACATATTGAATCAAAAGTTTATCATTAAGACCAATCATACTACCATCTTTGAAAAGGTATTGGGCCCATTCCTTTTCCTCTTCAACAGCCTTTCTGAACATATCAATGACGTTCTCTTCTTCCTCTTTAGCAATCTGTAACATGTCAGGATCATCACCATCCTTCCACTTATTCATGATGTTCTGAGTCAGGACTAAGTGTTGGTTTTCGTCCCTGGCGATAAGAGAAATGATCTTTGCCGATCCTTCCATGAGCTTAAGTTCGCCAAAAGCGAACGAGCACGCGAAGGAGACATAGAATCTAATTCCCTCCAGAATGTTGACGTTTGCGACTGCTCGATAGAGTTTTCGTTTGAGTTCATAGAGTTCGTTTTCTGCGCTAGGAACCCCATCTAGATAATGCTCCCACATTGGACCAGACCCAAAGTTCTGTGCAGCATTAATGAATTCATTATAGGCTTTCGTAACTGATTCAGCTCTAGAGAGGATCTTCTGGTCATCAAGAATGGTGTCGAAGACTTCAGTAGGATCTGGATATACATTCTTGATGATATATGTATAAGAACGAGAATGTATGAGTTCCATAAATTCCCATGCTGTCATAGCAGCTTCCAATTCAGGAAGAGAACAATAAGGAATAAAAGCCATTCCAGGACCACGACCCTGAACACTATCCAAAAGGATCTGATACTTGAGGTTAGAAGTAAAGATATGTTTCTGTTCATCTCTTAGAGACTGATAGTCAGCTCTATCTTTCTGAAGAGAAACTTCTTCTGGACGCCAGAAGTATCCAAGTTGTTGTTGAGTCAGTTTATCAAAGACAGGATACTTATAAGAATCATATCTTTGAACTCCTAAAGGAGCACCGAAAAACATCGGTTGCTTCTTTAGGTTTACTTTATTTTGATTGAATACCGTCATCCCTTCAGGGAGAACTTTGATGTCGTCTTTCTTTGTTCTTTCTTCAGATCTTACAAGATTCACAGTCTTCTTCCTCCTGGGTTTCGATATCGGATACTAGTTGCTCTAAGGATAATTTCTTTTCGTCTAACTCATCATTCTTCATATCGTGGGTGTTCTGGTAATAAGAGGTCTTCCAACCATACTTGTAAGTATTCAGAAAATCATTTGCCATCACAGTAACTGGCACTTCATTGTCTGGATAGTTCTCTGGATTATAACTCCAGTTGCCAGAGATTGCCTGGTCGAAGAACTTTTGCATAACAGCAACAATCTTTATATATCCTTCATTAGATTTCATGTCCCAGAGCAAAGTATAATTGTTCTTCAGAGATTGATACTGCGGAACAATCTGCTTAAGAGGCCCTTTCTTTGACTTCTTAATGGACAAGTAGTCTCTAGGAGGTTCGATTCCATTGGTTTCGTTTGACACAACGGAACTGCTCTCTGATGGCATCTGTGCGGACAGTGTTGAGTGCCTGAGACCATGTTCTTTGATATCTGCGCGAAGACTATCCCAATCATAGTGGAGTTCCTCAGAAGTAATCTCGTCTACGTCCTTCTTGTATGTATCAATAGGGAGAATGCCATCAGAATACTTTGTACCACTGAACTGAACGCAGCGTCCTTTCTCTTTTGCAAGTTGATTAGATGCTTTCAGAAGATTATATTGGAAAGACTCTGTGAGTCTATGTACCGCGTCCCAGGCGTCCTGTGAGTCGTACTTCCACCCATTCTTAGCCAAATAGTGTGCAAGACCAATATAACCGATTCCAAGGGATCTACGACCCAACGTGGCCAACTCAGCAGCGTTAACAGGATAGTTCTGATAATCAATCAGTTCTTCAAGTCCACGAACAGCGATGTCACAAAGGTTCTCCAGTTCATCAAGATCACGTAGTTTGCCGATGTTGATAGCAGAGAGAATGCACAAGGCAATCTCACCATCAATAGCATCAATATGATTAAGTGGTTCTGTGGGGAGGGTAATCTCCTGACACAGGTTACTCATGTTCACCTTGTCTTTGAACGAGGAGTGACTGTTGCAATGGTCGATGTTCATAATATAGATTCGACCAGTCTCTGCTCTCTCCTTCAGGAGATCCAGAATGAGTCCTTGAGCACGGACAGTCTTTCTTGGAACACGGACATCTCGTTCATAATCCACATATAAATCGTCAAATCTATCAGTACCAAAAGCATCATACAGACCTGGCACATCGTGAGGGCTGAAGAGGGAGATCTCCCCATCTTGGATGAATCGCTCATAGAACAGTTTACTGATTTGGATACTGTAGTCTAAACGACGAACACGATTATCTTCGGTTCCTTTATTGTTCTTTAAGACTAGGATGTCTTCGATCTCTTGGTGCCAGATAGGAAAGTGGACAGTAGCTGACCCACCTCGGATGCCGTTTTGTGTGCAGCATCGGACAGTTGACTCAAACTTTTTGAGGAAGGGGACCACACCTGTGTGTTGAACCTCTCCGCCTCTGATCTTACTGTTGATGCCACGGATGCGGCCCGCGTTGATGCCGATTCCCGCCCTTTGTGCAACGTAGCGGCCAATTGCCATATCAGAGCTAAAGATAGAATCGAGGGTGTCATCAACATCAACAAGAACACAGCTAGCAAATTGTCGAAGTGGAGTTCGCACTCCCGCCATGATAGGTGTGGGAATGTTGATTTTGTGCTTTGAGATTGCGTTGTAGTATCGTCTGACATAATCGAGTCTGTTTTCTTGAGGATACTCAGCAAAGATTGTCATTGCAATCAATGCGTACATAAACTGTGGTACTTCGTAAACTTGATTGCTGCTACGATCTTGGACTAGATACTTATCTACTACTTGACGAAGACCAGCATAAGTGAACAGAAGGTCACGATCATGATCAATAAAGCTATTTACCTTTTCAATTTCTTCTTCGGTGTACTTCCGTAGAATATCTGCATCATAGATTTTCTTATCAACACCATTCTTGATCTGAGTCAATAGATCAGGAAGATCAATCATTCCACCATATAGACTCTTCCTAAGAGAGAAAAGAAGAAGTCGTGCAGCAACGAACTGATAATTAGGATGATCCAAATCAATTAGATCACTAGCACTACGGATAAGAATCTCTTGGATCTCTGCCGTGGTAATACCATCGTAAAACTGAATGCCAGAATTAATCTCTACTTGGGACGCAGAGACTCCTGCTAATCCACTACATGCTGCATCAACCATTTTATGCAGCTTATCCAAATCAAGAGACTCAACTGAACCACTTCTCTTGATTACTTTGATACCATTGCTCATACTCGTTTCCAGTTTTGTAATTTTAGTTTAGCTTCTAGTCCGCTGTAGATGTTAGATTCTACCAGATTTTGAACTTCAAGTCCAGATAAAACCATGTCATTTAAGTCCTTCTCCTGAATTTCTTTTGGCCATATCACTACCTTATTTCCGTACTCGGCGGTCTTAGTAATCTTCTCAACGATCTGTCTGTTTCTTGGTTCGTTGTCGTAGACGAATACAAACTCACAATCCATAAAGCGCAAGTCAACATCGCTACCACACATAGCGATAGAGTTCCCAATGAAATAGGAGTCGAAGGGTCCTTCTGTGACATAAACAAGATTCTCACGATTAATTTTGTCGAGACCAAAGACCTTGGGAGCATCGTCCTCAAGCATGATCGTAATGTATTTAATTTTTGATTTGGGTACTAATGACCTACCTTGGTATCCAATTAAGCGTCCCTCAAACCTAAGGGGAATGATAATGCGCGGTTCGTCTTTTGTGACATTATCGAAGGTCTCCTTGTGTTGGTTTGTCCACTCTTTAAAACGTTCGACGTAGTACAGATCTTCCAGTGCCTGACTGGGAAGTTGTCTACCCTGTTCTAGGTAAATTCGAGCGGGATGTTCTTTATTTAGGTTTGAGATTTTCTCCAGAGAGGACAAAATATCCTTCGGTTTGAAGGTTGGTTTTTGGAACTTGAAGTCGGGTTTGGGAGTGTTTGATTTACGTCCTACAGCACCTCTCTTATACCGCTCCATGACGTACTGATCATGTACGATAGGGTCTTGATCCTTCAGGAAGTTTGTGAGGGTTTTGGTGACCCCACAGTTATGACATTTAAAATTATAATCATTTTTTACGAGATACAAGTATCCCCTCGCCTTGTTCTTATGCTTCTGCGAGTCTCCACAATAAGGGCATCGGAAGTTGTATAGTCCGTTTTTCTTCCTTGCAAACTTTTGTAGCCGTGACGAGACTAAACCGATATACTTGTCGTCAACGAATACCATCTACCAGAGCACTTTGAGGTGGCTCTATACTACCTGAATTTGCGGGCAGTGTCAACAACGCCCCAAAAATATCTGCACCCTTAAGGATGAAGACCGCAGCAACACCAATGCCTACAGCCATCCATCTAAATTTGTATAAATCATCAATCTTCTTTTCCATCTGTTCGAATCTCTCTGAGAATCTTTCGAACATTTTCTCATCATATCTCTGATGATCGTTGATCATTTTAATGATCGCAGCGTTGGCTTTGTCACCCTCGTCTAATCTATTCTCGTGACGCTCCAGGATGACAGCAACCTTGTTACTGTTTTCTGAGATTGTTCCGACGGCTCTTTCGAGTTTGTCGAGCATTTCTTTTGATAGGTCTTCATAAATATCGAGTTTGCTTTCAAGGACCGCCAATTTACCAAGACCGAATGCCATTTATCCGTCCTTTAGTTCTTTTACTTTCTTAAGTTTCCTTGGTTTCTTCATTACCTTATCATATCCAGCAACAGGACCTTCAGCAGGAGCGGATGCAGTAAATCCACCAGTCCCAACAGCCATCATTTCTCTGATGACTCTCCTAACATTAGATAAAATTCTATCGTTATTCATAGTTGATTTAAACAAGATAAACAATTATCATCCATCGGGACATCATGAATATGCGATTTTGGATATTCAGGAAATCTCCCAAGATATACAATAAATGTTTTTACCACAGGCCACAGGTCTTTGTCAATCTTATAGAACAACAAAGGTGTAGCGGCTTCACCAAACACATTATATAAAATAATAAAATGATTAATGAGAAGATGGGCTTTTAAAACGCCAGTAGTTTTATAGCGTTTTAAAAGCCTCTTAATCCATTTGAATCGTTTGAGATCTTCCTCAAAGTCTTCCTTTGTTACTGCGTGTGGATTCTCATAATGTTTAATTGCAAAGATAACATAGTTATTATCATTCAACTCAGTAAACTTCATACATCATTACTTGTCTGTACTATGTATATCAGCTATCTGCGAGGACAGAATCGTCGTCAGCGTCAGAAGTGATACTAGATCCAGCAACAAATACTTCAGTCTTTGTTCTTGTGTTTCCGTGTTGATCAACGTATGTGGTAATTCCTGCCCAACCAGCATGAGTTACTTCATAGATTGTACCAACTGCAGCAGCTGCTTCAGCCTCGTCAACACCATAAACTTCATTACCTGCCCAGTTTTGATCCTTGACAAGGTACTTAGGAGATTCACTGATATTGAAGGCCTGAGTGATTCCACTTGTAGAAACTCCAGCTAATCCTGCAGGACTATCGAGAGTTAGTTGAGTATCCGAATCAATCGACTTGATAACACCAGCACCATAGGCACCCATGGTGATCACTTGACCTGCAGCAACAAGCCCCGAAGTGGAGAAAGTTGTGCCAGATCCAGTAACTACACCCTCAGCAGTGATGGTGGTAATGTTACCAGTCGCGTATACGGTATCTTTATTTCCCCAAAGAGACATGGGCTATTACTCCAATGTTTGACTATGATCTAGATTTATTTATAAAAACAGGGGACTTGCGTCCCCCA